TCACTTCCAAAGTTAGAGTGTATTACTGTAACTATAAGACAATTGTGAACTGCTGACATTTGCATTAGTTTCTGAGCAACCATATTAGCTTCTTCAATATTGTTTACATCATTACATAAATCTGCAACTCCATCAATAAGAACTAATCCACAGTTTTCTACCTCGTTCTCAAGATACCATTCAATAAACTTTAGTCTATCTCTTGGAGATAACGCTCTTAAAGCCAGAGTATGGTAACCTTCATGTCCTTGACCTGTCATTTGATAAGGTCTTTTAAATACTCTTAAAGCATGGAACTTACCTTGCTCTGTATCAAAGTGAACTACCTCTCTACCGTCTCTATACCCCCTCATATTAGCACCTCTCCTACCTGCATGATCGTTAAGGTACACTGTACTTAGAAGACTAACAAAGAAACTCTTACATGACTTTGGTGGAGCTTGTACGAACACAAAGTTTCCGTATGTTCCAATAGGTACTGGAAATATCTTTTTACCATCTTTTGTATCGTAACTATGTTCTCCCATAGATATTGCAACAGGTGGATGTTCTATTTCCTCAGCAGGATCTACAAAAGTATCGCTTACAATACTTTCATAATACATTCTGTCAATTTCATCAGCGTCTTTATCGTGTTTTTCATTCATTCTATTATCGCTTGTTTTTATCAACTAGTTTAACAACTCCATCAGTCCAAACTACACCACCTCTTGCGACATAATTTCTAGGTTTCTTTACTTTTCTTTCTTCTATTGTTTCAGAATCCCATCCATTGACATTGTTACCAAACTTAGTATCATCATTTACCTCTACAGTTAGATTATAATAGATTGGCGTTACCTCTCTACCATCAACCATAGTTGTTTTGCCTTTTATAAACTTCTCTTTTGATAGTTTATCTAGCCTTATGTTTACGTTTATAAGTGAACTCATATCCTACCTTTAAAATTACAAGAAAAACAGTGATACAATCCTAATCCAACGTTTACAGATAAACTTCTTTTACCGCCACACTTAGGACACTTCACTCTCTGTTGATTCTTAGTTCCGTTTAGAACTATTCCATCATCTTTAAAAGAACCTCCCATCTTCATCAGGTATAAATAATATTAATACAGCTATAAACATAGCTATCCAGCATATATAGTTTTCGCTCATAATAATATAATGTTTCTTTGTTTACCGTAATTACCTACACTTGCTGTTTGACGTGCAATACAACCCTTCTCTTCCAACGAATTAAGAACTCTATATAATGTTCTATCGTTAATAGAAATAACCCCTCTGATGTCTTTATTTGTCGCTATGAATACACCAGTCTCTGTAATAGTGTCATGGATGTAATCATAAACCTCTTCTTCTTTTTTAGTCATATTAAAATGCTTTATACTGACTTGTATCAAACTCTTCCCAATAAGCTATCTGCTTAGTTCTTTGTCTTATATTAGAATTTATGTCTGATCTACTCCTTTTAAGTGAGTCTATTTCAGTTGCTAATACATTAATCTTCGATTGAATTTCTTCTTGAGTATATGTTTCGTTCATAGTCTTTAGTTTTATAAGGAGGCCTTTACACCTCCCTATTAGTTTATGCTAAAATGGTAGCGGATCATTGTCTTCAAACTCTGATACAGGAGCACTACTACCTTCTACTTTCTCAATTCTCCAAGAACTAAGGCTAGTGAAATACTTATCCTTCCATTGATTAGTTTTTATATTAAAGCAAACCTTAACATTATCTCCTACCTTGTTAAAAGAAGTTAATTGCTCTACTTTCTCTTCTCCAAACACTTCAAAACAGTATTCTTGTTCTGCTCCTTCATAGCCATCGTTATTAGCTACGATATAGCTTTGTTTCTTCCACTCTTTTCCTGCTGCTGATGTTCCTCCTTCAACTGGTAAAAAACTCTTAATCTTACCGTAAACTGCTAATTCATTCTTTTGTTCTGACATAATATATTTATTTGATTATTTTAAATTCTTCTCCTAACTTTTCTTGTAATTGCTCTATTGTGTATTCTTTAATAGGTCTTTCTTTTAGAACTCTACAGTCGTCTAAAGAGATTCCGCAATATCCATTAGGTTTCTCGAAATGAGCACTTCCATCCCTATAATCAAAAGAAATTTTATTAATGACTTCATGAATCTCTCCTTCTCTATGCCAGAACCTTTCTTCTTTACTCGTTACTACAACAAAAATAGTTTCTTTTTCCATAATTTATTTAGTTAATTGTGTTTTAATTATTAATAACGCACTCTTCTGCAAATCTGTAACCTCTCTTTCCGCAAGAGCTTTTTCTACTTGCTCTAATGTCCCTTTGTCTTTAAGGAAATCAAACCCTGCTTGAGTTAGCTTTTCTTTCTTAGCTTTTGGAGCAAACTCTTTCTTGACTTCTTCAAGGTATCTAACATCGTCAAACTTACCCATAAATATGTCTGCGTTAAATCCTAGTTTAGATATAGCTTTTGTAAGAGCGTCTGTTTCAACTTTCTTTGCAAAGTTATCATCTAGCATAGTCTTAGCGTTGTTGATGTATAATTTAATAGAGTTGATTATCTCAAACTCACCTTCTGGGAAGAAGAAAGTACCTTTAAAAACCACTAAGTCATACTTCTCTATCATAGAGTAATCTAACTCAATATTCTTGAACCCCCATGCCTTTCCATAAACACCAAACTTTTCAGTAACCATCATTATCTGATACTGTGGAGCAATAGCAGTGATAGTCATTCCTCCTATCTTAGCTTTCTTTGTGTAGTTTGGATTAGTCCTCTCGACACTTTTCCAAAGCTCTAAATTGTCTTTCATTTCTTATTTGTTTTACTTGTTAATATTCTATTCTCTGTTCTTAGCAATTCAATAGTTACATCATTCTTTGCTATGGTGTCTTGTAGCATCTGTATAATTCCATCCCTGCTTAATAGTGATTTTCTAAGGATTACTATTTGTCTGTTTTGAGACTCTATTAGATCAGCTACAAGGTATTCTTTACTTCTACCTTTTTCCATATTTATTTCGTTTCAACAAAGATATACTATTTCAATGTCATATGCAACATTTATTTTACTTATTTAAGTATTTTTTTATTCTCTCGCTATGAAACTTACCTAAAATGTTAGCGTTAAGGTAGTTGTCGTCTTCAAGGACATTTAACTTAAACTGATACTTTACCTCTTGGTACGTCATTATAGTCTTGTTCTCGCATAGTTCTAGTATTTCTCTATTACATTCCTCTGGCTTCCATAGTTTAGTTATATCGTTTGATCCTGTATAGCTTAACCAATCACTTTCAACATACTTTACTCTCTTTCTTTTATATCCCTTTAAAGGTTTAAGAGTTCTTTTGTGTTGAAGTATCTTTTTACCTATGTACATTTCTCCAGATATATTATGAGTTATCTTATACACAAACCCAACAGTATCAAATGAAAAATCATCAAGTGATGTAAATACTTTATTTCCTTTTGTCCAATTCATAATTATTTAATTTGCCCTATTAAAAAATCTATTAGGTCTTTTACCTGTGATACGTTTAAAAACAAATCTATACTTTCGTCATACGTATCAACAGAAAAACAAATCTCACCATTCCCGTCTTTTAGACTCACCTCTAGTTCTGGGTCTCTTGTATTAACCTTTGACTCGTTTTTTATTATTAATCTTTTCTCCATAATTAGTTATCTATGTTTAGTATTATCATTTTACCTGTTGCAGGATCTATTCTCTCTATCGCTTCGTAAATAAGTAAAGAATCTGCTTTAGCTTTTACAAGTGTCTCAGGAGTAAAATCACTTCCAAGGTCTCTCATTCTTTGGTCTAGTAAAAATAACCCATCAACACGCTCTCTAACACTTGCAGGAGCGTTTTCTAGTTCTTCTATTTGCTCTATTAATCTCATGTTTATCTGTTTTTATTGTTTATGTAGTATTTACAATCCTTTTCTTTATACCTCTGTATAGCTTGCCAATACAAGCTACGTTCAGAAGTCCATCTAAAACAACTCTCTCTTATAGAGCAAGTTTCGTTAGTGCATTTTGTTCCATCCATATCTTTATCGTTTTATTATTTCACATTCGTTCTTTCCTATTGAATAAGTAACTCCTTTTACAATTACAAGATAACCTTTAGGAAATACCCTGTCAACTGCATAGGTACTGTTATAGATTAACTCCTTGTGTTTCTTTGTTTTACATTTTATTAGCATAATATATGTTTTATCGTTTCAACAAAGATAACCTTTTTTATTAAACCCACAACATTTATTTCACTTTATTGCAAAAAAAGAGGAAGCTATTAACTTCCCCTAAAAACAAAACTATGAAAAACACTAATTAAATCCTTAAAAAATACTAGCCTCTCCCACCGATTCTTACTAGCTTGTTGCTTATAACCTACTTTATGCAACTCCCGACACCACAGCTCTTGTAAAGCTCGTATTCCCTTAGCCTCATTACAAGTAAACTAAGCCAGTTTTCTTAAAAGTGATCCTGAACGGATTTGAACCGTAATATATGTTTTTCTTTGAATAGACTTATACACAAGAACGTTACTAGTAGCTGTAGACTCAAGAACCTTTACATACCCATTTCGGACAAAGTAAATTACTCTCTATCCTAATCAAGACCTGTCTCAAGGGAGTTTGAATAGCCTTACCCAAGAACTGCTATAAAGCTAACACATACTGTGCGATCTTAGTCTTAGATAAAGACCTGTATGCAATCTAAAAACCCATATGGGGATAGCTTCTTTACAAAGATAAGCTTTTTCAACATTAAAACCTAATTATGCAAATATATACTTTCCTCTGGCAATAGTTCTACCTAATAAATACTGTACAGCGTACCTAGCAGCATCTAAATTGTGATTCCACTTGTCAATAGGGATAGACTTACCTCCGTTATTCCCTAGAGGCTTAAACACATAGTTATTAAGCTCTTTTATAAGATTTACACTACTCTTGTCCACTACAAGATGATAGTCCTGCATAAGCTGTATTCCTGTCATTATACTGTCCTTGAACTTTAATGTGGGAGTCATGTTTAATCCCATTGCATTTAGCTCAGTTCTTAATCTAGGATCTGAATTATCACATACTATCAATTTCTTCCCTGCTATCCTTTTATTGTAGTCTCCAAGAATCTTACCAGATAAGTGAGTTTTACACAGGTGCTCTTTTAGATATATTTTATTATTCTTTTTATCCACAGCAACCTCAACAAGTGTACTTGGATCATTACTAAACCCAAAGTCTTGACCAAATATAGAATCTAAATCATTGTTAAAGTCTCCTATACTCCAATCAGTAAATATAACACCTTCTGCTCTATCTCTCCATCCACCAAGTATAACATGAGCGTACTTCTCAGGATTGTTATCCCTCATTCTCTCAATGTTTTTAAGGCTACCCGCTTCAACGTTGTCTATGTTGTCAAGATAAGTGGTATGTATGTAGTTTACATCCTCTACTACACCGTTAAAACCTCCAGAAACACCTCTCTCTTCAAAGAACTTGCTATATATAAAGTGTTCTTTTGTAGTTGGATTCATAATCATAATAACTCTATTCTGGATACCTTTTACTCTTACAGATAAATCAATCGTGTCAAACATATCTTCATCAACCATTTCTTCTGCCTCGTCAAGAACCCATGTAGTAATACCTGATATAGACTTTAGATTTGCTGTTTGGTTTCCGCTTGAAGTTTGAATACCAGAGAATATTATACAGCTACCTGTTAGTTTATTCGTTATCTTGCTATCCGTAATATCAAACTGATCCTCTACACCAAGCAGTTCTAAATTAGACCTAAACTCTGGTATAATAGACTTCTTTGCAGACGTCATAGTGTAACGAGTATAAAGAATTTTATGACCTCTTTCGTAAGTCAACTGATCCGTAAACGTAGTTACCCCAAAAGATTTTCCTGAGTTTCTTCCTCCTGTTATAACATGATACCTAGCATCTGAACTATACAAGCTCCTATACTTAGGGTTTAACCTAACACTACTCATTTAGTCTATCATCTTCTGGAGTTATGTCAATCACTTCCTCTTCAAGAAAACTAACAATAGGTATGTTCATGGTCTGCTTTACGTCTACCTCCTTGTATTCTTTAGGTTTTCCGTATGTATATGCCATTACATGATTAAGATGTGGTATAGATCCTTCTTTAGCTTTCTTTGCTACTTCCCTCCACATCTTATCTTCACTACCAAACTCCTTTCTAATAGCATCAAGAGCTAATGTTCTTAGTTTCTTTTCAGTTACTTTTGGAGGACGACCTGCTCTTCCTTTTGTTGAATGACCTCCATTCCCAGAACGACCATCAACTTTCTTTATCTCTTTACTTTCTTCTTTCATACTAAAC